ATGGACACAGCTCTGGTACACCTGCGCGTACCGGCCGCCACCAAGGCGCGCTGGGTGCGCGCTTCCCGAGCCGCCGGCATGCGGCTCACCGACTGGATCACCACCGCCGTGGAGGCTCACATGCGCACGCAGATCAAGATACCTGACGACGTCACGATCGCCGACCTGAAGCTGGCTCGGGAGCCTGACGGCTCGGTGTCCTTCGACACCAGCGTCATCGCCAAGATCGAGCGCGCGAGCGGCCTGCCCGAGGGCACTTTCATGGCTCAGCCGGAGGACGCCCTTGGCGAGCTGCTGGCCAAGTGGTACCGCATGCACCTGGCCGCCGGCGGCGATCCCGACCCGGTGTGGACCGACCTCATCGGCGAGGTGCAGGCCGAGGAGGCCGCCGGCCAGCACGTCAGCCTGCCGCCGGGACGCGCATGAACACCGCATTGACACCTCAGGACTTTGAAGACCTGGCCTGGCTGGCCGGCCTCAAGGAATCGGCATCACGCGAGGCCGCGCGCCTGGCACTTGTAGAGGGCCTGTCGGCTGCCGAGGCTGGCCGCCGCGTCGGGATCACGCGCGACGCGGCCTCAAAGGCTGTGCGCAAGTGCCGCGAGACGCTCGAGCGCGCCGAGCAGCTGGTGCGCCGGCGAGCTACCGCCCTGCCCTGACCCTGTCCCACGCCTCGACGATCGCGGCCTTGCGCACGGCGCAGTCGGCCAGGGCCGGCAGCACCACGTGCTGCACGTAGTCGTCGCGCGCGTCGTAGTCGACCAGCGCCGCCGGCGGCGGGTCCGGCAGGCGGCACGGCGCACGCAGCGCGGCATCGAGCGGCGGCAGCTGCTGCATCACGGCGCGCGACGTGGTCTCGCAGCCTGCCAGCAGTAGCAGCACCAGGCACAGCAGCAGGCGGCTCATCGCATCGTCTCCTGTGCGCGCCTGACGGCCGCGCTGAAGGCCTCTGCGCGCGCCTGGTCGGGCCGACAGTCGACCGGCAAGGGGGTGGCCTTGACCAGCTGCTCCCAGCGCCTGCGCGCGGCGTCCGTGGCCGCCGCTGCGCGCCCGGTGGCATCGATCGCAGCGCTGGCCGCATCCGACACGGCCGCGGCGGCGTCGACGAGCTGCTCGAGCGTGCGCTCTGCAGCCTGCGCGTCCCTGGATGCCATGTCGACGCGGCACTCAGCCGTCTCAATGCGGCACGCAGCCACCACAGCACCGAGCCGCAAGCCGTTGGCCGTCCACCCTGCCCCGAAACCGGCAGCGGCGGCCACCGCCGCGGCCATCAGCAGGGTCTGCGGCGTGATGGTGCGCGGGATCATGCCGGCACCCCCTGAGCGGCCTGCAGCACCGCCTCGCGCGCCTGGCGGTGCAGGTCCGGCCAGGTGTGCGGGTGCGGCTTGCCAGGCCGCCAGGTGCGCAGGTAGAGGTCCCAGGCGCCGGCGGCGTCATCGACCGCAGGCAGGCGCTTGGGGTCGGTAAAGAGCAGCAGGCGCGCGACACCGGCGGCGAGCACGTCGTCGTGCTCGAGGCGCGCGTAGATCGCCGCCGGCTCGAAGTCGCAGCCGCGCTCCTGGCACAGCAGGTGCAGCCAGTACGTCGAGGCGTGGTGGAGGTAGACCCCCCACACGCCGCCGCGGCTCGCGCGCGAGCCAAGCTCGAACTGCCACAGGCCACGTGCCGGCCCGCCGATCTGGCGACGGTGGGTCAGGCGGCTTTCCTGCAGGCCGATGGCCAGCAGCATCACCCGCGCCTGCGGCGTGTTCATGGCCATCGGCAGGATGGCCAGGGCCTGCGCGACAGGCCCGGCCAGGATTTCAGCGGCGATGCTCATGGCGCACTCCTTCGTCGAGGCCACCGAAGTCGGTGGAGCGTCGCAGCGGGTGGCCAGCGCGACGACAGCGCCGGTAGTAGCCGACCACGACGACCACCAGGCCGACGTGGATGGCCGCCAGGGCGCGCGGGACCGCCCACCACATGCTGGACAGCGACATGTAGGACACGCCCGCGAAGCCGATCGCCATGCACACCAGGCCGAGCTTGATGAGCAGGCCTTCCCGGTAGCGAGGCGTCATCACCAGCCATGCCAGGCCGATGGCGATGGCGCCGGTCACGATCCCGTTGAGCACGTCCATGGCGTCACCTCCGGCTGATCCAGCTGCGGATGACGTCGGCCAGGTCGAGCTGGCGGATCGCCTGCAGCACCGCCGAAGCGACTGAGAGCCCGAACATGCCGATGAGGAAGCCGAGGAAGCCGAGCATCTGCTCTGACAGCCCCCACCACCCGACCAGCGCCGGCGCGGTGTAGTAGGACAGCAGGCCGCCGGCGGCCAGGTTGGTCAGGCGCTCAGGCCACGACATGCCCGGCACGAAGCGCAGGCCGACAAGGCCACCGAGGATGCCGGCCACCAGCGGGTGCGCGGCGAGGTCGAGGTTCGAGGGGGTGCTCAACTGGTGCCTCCGGTCAGTTGTCAGGGAAAGGAGCGCTAGGCGGCGTGAAATTGCTCGTGTAGCGAGCCGTGCCCTTCGTGACACGCAGGTCGTCGATGCGACCGTTCCAGTCGCGCGCCGTGCTCGACGGGTCCCGTCCGACGTACAGCTGGTTGGACGAGTTCGCGACGGCATTCGACGACGTCGCCGATGCCACCTGCACACCGTCGGCGAAGAGGCGGAAGGTGTTGCCTTGGCGGCAGTAAGCGACGTGGTGCCAGGTATTTGCCGAGATCGTCCCGTTCGGGCTGACGCACGCGCCCAGCGCCGTGCCGGATGTCGGCCCCCAGCACTGCGCGGCCAGGACTCCGTTGTTGTTGATGAAGAAGAGAAAGCCTGGGTCCGACCCAGCCGACGCCCGGTTCGTGACGATGGTCCTGAAGGAATTGGTGACCGCCGTCCTGATCCAGGCCTCGACCGTGAAGTTGCCTGAGCCGAAATTGAAGTCCGCAGAGTTGGCGCACGTCAGGTAGTCACCGGCCCCATCGAAGAGACCGCAGCCTGCGCCGAACTTGGGGTCCGAGCCGGAGATCTTCGCGTTGCCGTTGGGCGTGACCGTGCGAGCTCTGGACGACGAGTCGACAAAGGACGTCGAGCCGTCTGTGCCGTCGAAGTGCATGAGCAGCACCACGTTGGCGAAGAAGGGGTCTCCGCCAGGCGCTGCACCCGCGCCGAACACGAATGGGTTGACCAGGAATCCGCTCACGCCGGCGCTCCGATGAAGGCGATCTTCAGGCCGCGACCGGGAGTGACGTCGCCGACGTCCGTGATGTCGATGGTCACCTCGGCGTCGTCGGGAATGGTCGAGTTGCTGATGACCGGCGGCGTCGCGGCGGTGGCGGTCGTCTTCTCGCCTGAGTCGAAGGTGATCGGCGTCGACAGGATCGGTGAGCCGTTCACGTTGACCTCGACGGTTAGCAACGTCGACCCAGTCGCCGGTGTCGACAGGCTCCCGCGGATCGCCAACAACGTGAAAGCGTATGGCATGCGGAAGGTGACCTTGGACAAGCCCACCGTCAGGTCCGTGCTCTCATCGCTGCATGCGACGATGATGGACTGTCGCACGTCCTTGTACAGGTCACGATGGTCTTGGTAGTTGCCGATGCCATTCGCGTTCGTGACGACCTGATAGAGGCGCTCATAGCCCGCCCTGTTGTTCCAGTTCGTCGTGCTCGTGCTGACGCTGACCGCACCGGTTGCCTTCGACGCGACGATGTAGTTGGTGGCGCTCGGCGTGAGCGTCACCGTACCGTTGGCGATCAGGTTCGACTTGTAGCGGCCGCCGTAGTAGCCCCACGTCAGGCCCGTGGTGGCCGACGCACGACGGCCGTACAGCATCGCAGGCGATGCCGCGTCGAAGTTTTCATTGACCATCGCATCGGCACCCATGCCTGCGACGATCTGCTGGATCGGAGTTGTTGAGTCGGCCATGTCTTACACCGTGGCTGAGGCCGCGTACCCGCGGCCGATGACATCAGAAAGCTGGTACACGCGCACCGACACGCTCGAGGGCACCGAGCCGAAGTCGGCCGCCTGGTCGGCGGCGCTGTACACGACCGAGGGCGTCGACGAGGTCAGCACGCGCTTGACCGTCGAGCCGCTCAGGATCTCGACCTCGTAGGCCTCGCGCGCCTCGCCGAGGGGCACGATGCCGCGCAGCCAGTTGTCGCTGTAGCGCGTGCGCCGGTTCCAGGTGATCGTCAGGTCACCGGAGCCGTCGCGCGCGCCGCGCACGTTGAACGGCGCGAGCGGCTTGAGCTTCTCGGCGGTCCAGGCGAAGCCGATCGTGTCCACGGACCCAACCGGCCGGCCGACGGACACCGCCTTGTAGCGACGCTCCTGGCCAAGCCTTGCCAGCTCGGCGGCGACCACGCGCATGCCCTGCGGCTGCAGCAGCACGAAGCGATCACCGACCTCATGCGTGACGCCATCGGTCCCCTTCCGGTAGCGCAGGAAGTTGCGCAACCGGTAGGTGCGCGCGCCGATCAGCTCAGCCGTCATGAAGTGCAGCAGCTCGGTGCGACCGGCCGAGGTGATCGCCGCCGCGTTGGCGCCGGCCATCAGCTGCTCGTACGTGACACTGGAGAGCTCGCCATCGGTCTGCACGTCGACCGTGCTGACGACGTCGAGCAAGTTGCCGCCATGCCAGGCCGGCAGCTCGGTCACGCACACCCCGATGACCGTCTCGGTGTTGACCGAGGTGAGCTGCGACAGGCTCGCGTCGTCGTCGCCGCCGTAGTACACCGCGCCGTGCCAGGTGGCGGACGTCGAGCCGAAGGCCACCTCGAAGGACGGGTAGTCGTACTGGTCGGACAGCAAGGGCACGTCCAGCTCGAGCCAGTTGGTGCGGCCAGGCGGCGTGATCGTGAAGCCGCCGCTGTAGTTGGTGTCCGTCGGCACCGTGCCAAGCACGACCGACGGATCATCGACCACACCATCGATGCGGATCAGGCCGCCAGCCTCGTCGCGCTTGGTGATGCGCATGCGCACCGTGTTGCCGTGCCGGTCCTCGACCAGCACCACGTCGGTCGGCTGCAGCGCCGCGTACTTGCGCTGCACGACGATGGGGCCGATCCGCACCTTGGAGGCCTGCAGGTCCATCGCCATGCACTGCGCCAGGCGCCGCGCCTCGGTCGGCGTCATCGCGATGGACAGGTCCACGACGCGCGTCTCGACACTCTCTGTGACCAGGCGGTCGGAGTGCTCGGCGCCATCCTGGAAGTCGTCGGTGAAGTTGGCGTAGCGCACGGCGATGTGCGCCGGGATCTCGATGTCGTTCCCGTCGGTCATCGGCAACGGCTCGCCAGGCTCGCCGCCCGCATCAACGCTGCCCAAGTCCTCGTAGGGGATCGTGGCCACCGGCGCGCCGCCGCGGTTGACGAAGCGGATGCCCGCATCCTTGACCGCTTCAAAGAAGTAGGCCGAGGCCAGCATGTCCAGCGCTGCACGCGCGGTGGTGGCTTGCGCGATCGCGAAGCCGCGCGTGCTCTTCGATGCCAACGCCGACGCATCGATCTTCTCGAGGGGCAGGCCCGCATGCTGGATCAGGTGCTCGACAGCGTCCTTGAGCGGAACCGGCTGCAGCGCCGTGGCAAGCCAGGCTGCCTTGATCGTCACAGTCGAGCTTGCGTCGTTGACCACCACGGCCCAGAAGACGCCGCGGCTGATGCCCATCCTCACCTTAGAGATGTCGGTCGTCCCCAAGGAGAAGATCGTGACGCCAGACATCAGCAGCGTCCACTGCGAGCCATCTCGACGGTAGACGTTCGTGCTCTGGTAGCAGTACAGGCGGCCGGCCTCGTCTCCGAATAGCCAAATGGTCGAGGCGCCATTGGCAGGCGCATCAATGTTCCCGACAAGATTGATGCCAGGACCTGACAGATCGAAAACATCGATCCCGCCGCTCGCAGTAAATGCTACGCTGGCATATAGCCTGCGGCCGACGATGGCCATGATCCCCCAGCCCTTACCTAGGTCCGGCGTGCTCGCGATCTCCGCCCCGTTGGTTGCGCTATACAGGTGCAGCCGGCCGTGGACTGGCGACGTGGTAGAGCCAATCACCAACAAGTTCCCAGATCGAGCGAAGGTCGTGTTGTCTGTCGAGGCAAACCCGGACGGCCATTTGTACTCGACAACAGAGTTGTTATCCCCGAACCACGTGCCTTCTCTGGTGGTTTCGTAGCTCGGCGTCCCCACCAAGACGCCACTCACATCGCTTGTGCTGTAGCGCGGCACGCTCGGCGACAGTGTGTAAGGGACAGTGATCCGCCGTCGCCGCACGAAATCGGCCCCGTCCGTTGCGGACACCTCGTATTTGGTGATGCATCGCTGCGGGGGCTCATAGTAGGACACGGTGAATCCATCCGAATCGAAACCAACTGCCCCTAGACGGATGGTGCCAGCCCCACTCGGCACGGAGATGACCGCGACATCCTCTTGGTGGACGGCATCCACGCCTGCGGTGTAGACCTCGAAGGTCAGGTTGCGGATTTGACCGCTCGAGCCAAGGTCCCAGCCCTCGATGAAGACAGAGCCGCGCTCGCGGTACGCCGGCGCGTTGCCAACACCGACGGCGGCCTCGTAGGTCGGGTCCGGCAGCTGGTCCGGTGCGCCCGTGTAGACGGTGACGCGGCGCGCGAAGGCGCCCGAGTTCGTGATGGTGGCCAGGTCCGACTCAGCGGCCCGCGACCACACCAGCTCGCCGTCCTGCCAGATGCGGCGCACGCCGGCAATGCGGTTGCACGTGAGCAGGACCAGCACGTCGACCTCGTACGTCGAGGTCGTGGTCTCGACCTTGGGCCCGCCCTTGCCGCCTTGCGTTGTGGTGTGATCGATGCGGCGGCGATCAGACGCCCAGGCGATCCAGCCGCCCACGCGCATCGCGCCCTCGACGTAGGGCAGCACGTGGCCGTAGGCGCCGCGCGTGACCTTCAGGTCTGACAGGACCGGCTGACGGTGCTTGATGGTCTCCCGGAAGAGCAGGCTGCCGACCATCGAGCCGGCCATCCAGCCCCACTGTGCACCTGCAGGCCCGCCGATCAGGCCGCCGATGACAGCTCCGACTAGAGATGCACCAACCTGCGCCATCAGGCCACCCCTGGCAGCCTGTAGGCCGCCACGATCTGGTCATAGATGTGCGGCGCGAGCCGGTGCTCGACGACCTTCCCGCCTCCGCCAGGCGGCTGATACGCGTGGATGATCGACAACCCGCCATCGGGGTGGTTCGCGACGACCGCAACATGCTGGGGATCGCGGTCAAAGCGCATCACGACGACATCGCCTTCGCGGATGTCTTCCTTGCTGATGCGCTGCATGTGCTTGTCGCACTCTTCGAGCATCGTGCTTCCATCGGGCTGCTTGCCGTAGCCTTGATGGTCGAAGCTGCGCGGCTTCATGCCGAAGTGCCACCCAGTCACGATGAGGACACCGAGGCAGTCCAGTGCCACACCAGGAAGACGCCCCTGGTGCCGGAAAGGCGTGCCGATCAGAGAGCGCACGTACTTGATGATCTCAGCGCGATCAATCATATGCATCAGCAGGCTTGGTCAGCTCATCTTCGCCGACGCCGTCAGGCTCGCCGCCGAAGTTGAGGATGTTGGCGAACTTGTCGCGACACGTGTCGCGCGTGCCGTCGCACCCGGCGACAGCCACGTACGTGTCACCCACCTCGGGCACGATCACGGCCGGCAGCGCCAGCGTGAACTGGCCCGAGGCGTACTGCTTGACCAGGAAGCGCAGGCCCTGCGCCGCGCCACTGGTGACGGTGATCGTGCCCTGCGCGAAGTAGTTCGTCGGCTCGGCACGACCAGAGTCCTCCCACACCTGGGCATTGACGATGCCAGTGAAGGCGCCTGCGTGCGTGTAGGAAGTCAGGTCCATGCGGCACCAGCCGTCCTTGTGCGACGCAGAGCCGAGGCGGTAGCGGCAGGTCTTCTGCGTCACCCACACGATGCTCTGCTGCAGCGCCTGCTCGATCCCGCGCAGCTCGGTGCGGTAGCCACCGCGCTGCATCGTCACCTCGCCGAGGATGCCTTCCATGAGCTGGTTGATGCCGTGGGAAGGGTCGCGCGGGTTCACCTCGAAGAGCTGGAAACCGGCCTGGTTCCAGCGGCCAGCGAGGATGTCGGCCTCGGTGATGATCGCGGCATCGGGCAGGAGCCGAAGCTCCAGGTTGTCGACCGCAAGGCCGGCAGTCGAGGCGATGTTGGTCACCGTCAGGCCAGGGTCGCTAAGGTAGGTGCGGCCACCGACCACGACGGGCACGTCGGCCGAGGTCAGCGCCACCTCGACGCCGTCCAGCCGCGAGAACAGCACGCACTGCGCCAGCGTATGCGTGCCGGACTGGTAGTCAGCGAGCAGCTGCGCGGGGATGCTCTTCATCGCTCCTTGATCTCCTGCAGGACGACGGAGGGGCCAGCGATCACGCGACCGTCCTCGTGCTCGTGGCCGACCAGGAAGGTCCAGTCGATCGCGTCGTCGCGGAAGTGCACAGGAACGAAGAAGCCGCCAGACCACGTGAGAACGTCGCTCGCCTGCGGGTACTTGGCGGCCGTGCCGCCGCCACCCGACAGCCCTGCCGTCGGCGTGCTGATGGTCAGGCTCGTCGCCCCCTTGGCAGTGATGTCATGCGAGCGCCCGTTGAGCACCGCACCCGCGGTGCCGCTGACGCCTGTGATGTAGACGCGCTGGCCTACGTCGAGCGCGGCGACGATGCCGACCCCGTTGACGAAGTTGAGCACCGTCGACGCACCGAGGGTGATCGACTGGATGCCCTGCGACAGGTCAGCCGCGAAAGTGACAGTGCCCGTGTCGTAGTTGATGCTGATGTTCCCGGCGCCCGCACCGACCGCGACCGGCGAGCCGTTGCGCATCACGGTTGCAGGGCTCTTGGGCCTGGTGATCAGGCGGTCGAATGTCCTGGCCGTACCGTGCGCGCTGTAGCGCTTGTGCAGGCGGTAGCTCGGCACGCCGTAGCCATGGCCGATGGTGCCGACGAGCTGCCCGCCCAGCGTGGCGTGCAGCAGGCCCTGCGAGGCGCTGACCTGCGAGTCCTTCGGATCCTCGAGCAGCATTCCGTAGGCGCCGCCCTCGGTGACCTCGTACAGCGCCTCGATCATCTGCCAGCCTGGCGCCTCGAGCGGCTGGATGCCGAAGGTGTACTCGCGCCGGGTCTGCAGCCAGCCCTGCGTGATCTGCATGATGCCGGCCTGGTTCTCGGTGCGCACGTTGCGGCGCACGCTTCGGCCCGAGACGCCCATGGCGATCAGGCCGGTCGGCACGATGACGTCGGTGAGCACCTGCACGCTCATAGGTTGCGAGCCCCCTGCTGCAAGGCGCGCTGCGCCTCGGCCGCGGCCTGGCTGACGGTCCGGTAGTCCGTGCCTGGCGCGAAGTGCTGGTTGATGTTGATCGTGACGGTTCTGCCCACGCCCGCTGACCGCTCGCGCAAAGGCTCGACGACGCCGGCCTCTGGCGTGACCAGGTAGCGCCGGTCGCCCATGGTCAGCACCTCGGGCTCGCCCAGCTCGACGATCGGGTGCAGCAGGCCGGGCGTGGTGCTGCCGCCGGAGGCGCGGCCACCCCCGAATATCGACCCGAACAGGCCGCCGACGTACTTGGCAGCCGACCCAAGCAAGCCGCCGCCCTCACCGCCTGCCAGGCTGCCGAACAGCGCGCGCGACAGGTCCGCAGCCAGTGCCTCTGCCACCATGCGGTTGATCATGGACACGAAGGACTTCTCGATGTCCTTGAAGTTGCCCTCCATGATCTGCGCGAAGCTCTCCCCGAGGTAACGCTGGATGTTCTCCGCAGCGTTCTTCGCGAAGTCGTCGAGGTCAGCCGCTGCTTTCTCCGCTTCCTCCCGGACCAGCGACGCCTGGCCGCGCAGCAGGCGTGCCTTGCGCTCACGGGCTGCGACCTCGGCGTCGGACGCGCCGGCGTTGCGCAGCATCGCGGCGGTCTCTTCCTCGATCGCCGCCGCGTGCTCCAGACGCTTGGCGCGCAGGTCGGCCACCTCGCGCGCGTTCTTGCCGATCTCCTCGATCTGCTCGCGCAGGCTCTGGTTCTGCTGCGCGATGGCGTCTGCCTCCTGCTCGACCGCCTCGATCGTGCGCCGGTTCAGGCGCGCCGCCTCCTCGCGAGCCTTGTTCTCGGCCTCGAGCAGCTCCTTGGCCTGGCGACGCTGGTCGATCTCGCGCGCCAGCTCGATCAGCTGCTGCTCGGTGACGCCGCCAGCGGCCTTGATGCGGCCCTCGCGCAGGTCCATCAGCACGGTCTCTTCGACCGTCAGGTCCTTGGTCGCGCGCAGCTGCTGCTTCAGGTTCTCGAGGTAGCGGTTGGCCTCCTGGACGGCGCGCTTGTAGGCATCGGCCGCCCTCTTGCGCTGCTCTTCCGCGCCCGCCAGCGCCGCGGCATCGGCTGGCCCCGCAACTGGCTTTGGCGCGCTCGCAGCCGCAGTGGGTGACGCGGCGATCGGCCCGCGCTCGAGCTCGGCCTGCGCGGCGCGCAGCATCTTGAGCTGAGCATTCGTGGCCTCGAGCCGTGATTGCAGCTCGGCGATCTGCGCATCGAACTGGCCGCGCGTGTTGATGCGCTGCAGGCGCGAGATTTCGTCGGACAGCACGCGCACCTCGTAGCTCGTCTCGTTGACGAGCTGCTTCGCGCGTTCCAGCGGTTCGTCCGTCCCGTGCACGAACTTAGCGACCCCCTCTGCCACCGAGGTGGTCATGCTGGCCACGGCCGCGGCGCCTTTGCCCGCCCACTCGACGACCTTGGCCAATGCGCCGATGATGGTCGAGAAGCCTTGGCGCACGCTGTCCGACTGCAGGGTCTCGATCAGCGACTCGATGCTTCCGCGGACGCCATCAAGGCTCCCGTCCTTGCCGGTCATCAGGTTGTTGACCTCGTTCCGCAGAGCCTGCAAGGCACCTCCGAAGGTGTCTCGCGCAGCCTTCGCTGCACCGCCGTACGAAGACTCGAGCGCCTGGAGCACGATCTCCTGCGCCTCGGCCGTGCGGCCGGTGCGCTCGAGCTCGGCCACCATCTTCTTCTGCTCTTCGGTGAACCGGAAGCCTTGCTTGCTGAGCGACGACAGGCCGGCAGACGGAACATCCAGCGCTCGGCCGACCGTCTCGGCCGCTTGCTCGATGGACATGCCCATGCGAGCGGCGGTATCGATGGCCGCCTGCATCGCCTTTGGAAACTGCTCCCCGACGATGCCGGTGTAGGACAACAGGCGTGTCTGCGCGCGGTTGATCTCTCCCGAGGAGAAGGTGCTCTGCCTGGCCATGGCTTCGGCCATGGCATTGAGCTGACCGATGCTGAAACCGGCAGCCTCCCCGGTGGACTTCAGCACCGCGGCAAGCTGAGCCTGCTCCTGCTCGGCGTTCTTGGTCTCCGCGACGAACTTGTTGATGGCCGCGCCGATGCCGAGCGCGGCGCCGAGCCCAGCAGCAACGTTGCCCAGCGCCCGCATGCGGCTGCTGGTGCTGTCGACCTGCTTCTGCAGGGAAGCAAAACGCCTGCCGATCGCGTCGAAGGCCGAGCGAGTGGCGTCGTAGGCCTTGAGCTGGATCTTCGCTTCCTGAGCCACGTCACTTACCCCTCAACGCCGCCATGAGCGCCTGACCACCACGCACCATGCGCTGCCGCTTCTCGCGCCGCTGCGCCTCTGGGTCGACCCAGCGCTGGCGCAGGAACTCGGTCGGGTGCCAGGCGCGCCCGCCCTTGCGAGGCAGCAGGCCGTTGTGCACGTCAGCACGCAGCTCGGCGTGCCTGATGTCGTGCGCGGATGGGACCAGCCCCTCTTCGGCCATGAAGGCGCTCCACTCTGCCCACTCGAGGCCGGACAGCCGCTGCTCGAGCTCGGCCACCGTGCAGCCAAGGTTCCACGCCAGCCAGAACAACTTGCGCCGCTCCGGCTGGCTCAGGAGTTTTTTCGGGCTTCCTCCTCCGACCAGCCGGACAGCCGCATGAGCACGCCCATCAGGCGCTCGATCACGCCGCGGTGATCGACGCCGAAGGTTTGCCAGCCCTCGCTGTCGTAGACCGGCTGACCGTCGGCGGCCAGGACGCAAGGCGCCAGGGCGACCGGAGCCATCGCCAGCACGGCGCCAATCGTCATGCCCTCGTCGCCGCCGCTTTCCAGGCCGGCGCGCCGCACGGCCTGCACGAACATGGCGCGGTCTGAGTAGCCCATGCCGACGACGGTCACCGAGCCACCGAGCTCGGGCACGTCGACCTCTTCGGTCGGTCGCTTGACCTGCGGGATCTGCTCGCGCTTCAGCGGTTTCATGCGCCCTCGTCGATCAGCTGGCGTAGTCGGTGAACAGGCCCTTGAGGTCGATCGACACCGGCGTGGTCACGGGTGTGCCGGCCGCGCCGCCGAGCGTCATCGGGCAGTGCACCGTGCCGTAGAAGTAGGTCTTCGTGCCGTCGTCGAAGGTGATCTCGACGGCGCGCTCGGCAGGACGCTCCCGGTGCGCCTTGCGCAGCTCGATCAACGCCGGATCGGTGATGTCGCGCAGCGACGTGAACTCGATGCGCACGAGGGACTCGAAGCCAGGCACGCCGAAGGTGCGGCGGGTGTGGATGGTGTTCCAGGTCGCCTGCGACGCTTCGCCGCCGCTCGGATTGACTTCCTGGATCGTGTTGCACGTCGCACCGAAGGTCAGCTTGTGCGCGAAGGCGCCACCAGCCACGAAAGTGGGCATGTCGGTGGTGTCGATGCCTTCGAGCTCGAAGTCGTCGGTGGCCGAGTTGTCCACGCGCACCACGCGGTAGTTGAGGTCCGACATGCTCGGCACGACCAGCAGCAGCAGGTCGCCGTCGACGAAGCCGTGGCCAGCGCTGGTGACCTTGCCGGGGTTGGCGTTGGTGATGGCGGTGATGGCCTTGCCGGCGTCCTTGTTGGTCTGCACCTTGACGCCGACGTCGATCCAGACAGGGGTGCTCATGTGTCTCTCCTAAAGAATCGTTTCGGGCTGGTTGGCCTGGGTCTCGAACTGCACCGTCAGCTCGACGGTGACCACGCCGATGGCCGCCTCGCCGTCCTGCGACATCTCGCGCGTGATGCGCGAGGCGTGCACGGCCAGCTTCGGGAAACGCGCGCTGTAGATGGCCGAGAGCGCCGCGGCGGCCAGGTCGTTGAGGGCGTCGTCAAGCTCGCTGACCTGCCGCACCACGCCCTGCAGCTCGACCGTGACCGTGTGCTGCATGCGCGGCGGCCAGTTGCGCGCGATGGGCTCGAGGGTTTCGTCCTGCGCGTAGATGCGCCAGGCGGGCAGGTCGGCCTCGCCGAGCGGCCAGGCCCGGGAGGTGTAGACGCGCTGTCCGGCCGGCGTCTGCCCCTTGAGTCGCTCGGCGATGGCGCCGACGGCTTGAGCAGCTGCGAGCGCCATCGGTCACCTCCGTGCCAAGGTGATGGTCAGCAGGCCACCATCGCCATCAGGCACGACGCTGCGCACGACGTAGCTCGCGCCATCGATGGTGATGTCGTCGCCTTCGCGCACGGCAGGCCAGGCAGCCACGTCCAGCAGGTCGAGCGTCGGCTGGTGCACGACGACGCCGTTCTCGTCGACCTCACCTCGCGCCCGGTCGAAGATCACCGCCGCATCGACCGAGTCGCCGCCACCGGCAGGCGTCCAGGTCGCGATCGCGTTGGTGAGGTGCTTGTGCAGCGCGCGGTTGACGCGCTGCTCGAGCCTGGCGAAGGGAGCGGCCATCACTGCTGCTCAGGCCTCGATCAGTTGACCGTGCCAGGCACGCCGGTCAGGCGCACCTTCAGCGTGGTCTTGCCGGTGCCAGCGTCTTCGAAGGCGACCGCTGCCGGCCCGGTGATGTCGCCGGTGGCTGGCGTTGCAGCGTTGTCGTCGAAGGCGGCGGCCGACACGTCATAGGTCAGGTCCTCGCCCTGCTTGATGTCCGCGCCGGAGACCTTCGGCAGCTCGAAGACGCCGGTGATGTAGGCCTCGCCCTGCTCGCCGGTGGCCACGTTGCCGCCAGCCACGCCGAGCAGCGCGCCGATGACGACGACCTGGCCGGCAGTGACGTTGCCGGTGGCGGTGAAGGTGATCACGTCACCACGTTGGACCATGTTCTTCATGAAGCACTCCTGTGTGTAGAGGTCACAGGACCGGCCGCAGCGCCGCTACGGCCGGCCGCTGCATCACCCGTTGTTGGACCGCACGAGGCCGCGCCAGTCGATCACCTTGGCCGCGAAGTCCTCGCGGCACTTGATCTCGATGCCGTCGGTCTCGAAGCCGATGCGTTCTTCGATGACCGGTCCCTCGGCGCCGTCGAGGAAGCAGTACTCGACGGTGTCGATCTGCGAGCTCGAGGCGGCCAGGTACCACTGCACGGCACTGGCGTCGTCCAGCAGAGGCTCGACCACCGGCTCCAGCGGCGTGCGGCCGCCACGCGCAAACTCGTTGATCGCGCCCGACGTGGCCGGCACGAAGTTCGGGCTGGTGTACTGGTAGGCCGTGTGCTCGTGCGCCGTCGGCACGATCAGGTAGGCCGGCGCGATGTTGAGCTTCTCGCCCTGCAGGCCGGTTTGCTTGCGCATGGCCGAGCGAGCACTGTTCAGGCCGGTCAGCCCCAGCACGGAGTCGGCACCGGTGATCAGGTTGTTGTGACTGGCGTGGAACAGGTCCACGTTGTCCGACATCTTCGGATTGCTGGTCAGCTGCGCGTAGACGAGGCGGTTCTCGAGGCGCCGCGCCGAGGCACCGAAAGCGGTGATCAGGCGGTCGAACCCGCGCAGGTCGTCGTTGATGATGGCCTGTCGCGTGAACGGCACGATGCGGCCGTAGGTGACCACCTTGTAGCTGGTGCTGTCGTCACCCATGGCGCCGTACTTGAACTCGCCGTGCTCGTTGGTCTGCATCAGATCGGGCGCACCCGAGAGCTGGACGACCTTGATCTCCTTGAAGTCCGGCGCGTTCGGAGCGCGGCGAGCCCAGATGGTGTAGGTCGCCGGCGCCTCTTCGTAGGCCACGCGCATGCGCTTGTTGGCCACGTTGGCCAGCAGGTGCGGGAAGTCGGACGTGCCCATCGCGCCGGAGCGGAAGTGCAGCATCTCGTCGGCAAGACGCAGGCGGTCCCAGCCGCGGGTGCGCACGCCGTGCGACTCGAGGTACTCGCGCCCGATCTCGAGCAGGCTCATGCCGCGGTACTGGCGGCCGTTGTCGGTGAGCTGCGAGCGCGCGTCGAGGCGGTGCATCAGCGCCTCGAGGATGCCGGTGCGCTGCACGTCGGTCTGGTCGCGCACGGTTTCCACGCGCACGTTGCGGTGACCGCCGGAGGCGGCGTCGCGCTTCGCGAGCTCGTCCAGCACGGCCTCGCGCGCGGCCTCCAGCGTGGCGCCGTTGCGGATCAGGCCGGCAGCCAGCTGCGACACGCCGTGGCGGGCGCACAGCTCGGTGATGTCGGCCGCGCGCTGGCGCGCCTCCTGCTCGGCCGCGGCGCGCACGGCGTCATCGGCCTGGGTCGGTTGTTGTTGCGCAGTGGCGGGCGTGGTGGCGCCGCCTTCGCGGATCTCGTCAGCCATGAGTGCTTCCTTTCTGGTGGTTGCGGCGGGGGTGCCCACCATGGGCGTCGGCGCCGAGCGCCGCTGCGGGCGCTCGACCTCGATGAACTCGCAGGGGAAGGTGCGCAGCTTGCGGCGCTGGTCGTCGGCATCGCACAGCTCCAGGCCACCGCCGGAGCGCTTGACCTGCGCGTCCATGTCGGCCGGGATCGGCACGAGCGAGACCTCGTATGGCTCCCAGTCGATGACGCGGTAGGTCCACAGACCGCCTTCTTCCTCCGGCGGCACCATCTCGACGCGGTGGTAGACGTAGCCGACCGAGACGTTGCGGATCACGCCATCGGCGACGTCCTGCACGTAGCCAGCGACGGAGTCGCGACGCGAGAAGGTCGCGTCGCATTCGACGGCGCCGTCGGTGATGGTCGGGTTCTCGGTGACACCGAGCACGTTCTCAAGGTGCCACGACCAGTGGCTGTTGAGCAACGGCGCGCCACGCTCCAGGCGAGTCAGTCGAACGGCACCAGGCTCGACGACGAGCTGCTCGATGTAGGGGCGCTCGCGGTACCAGTCGTAGCGACGCACGGCGGCACCGGTGGATGCCACCAGGCGTGCACGCGCCAGCGGCTTGTCTTCGCCTTGGCCGTCGGCGTCGTCCGCGCGCTGCACGCGCTGGAAGTCGCGCACCTCCATGTAGCGGCACGCGAGCGGCATCTCGAGACGCCGGACCGAGGTGTCAGTTTGCTGCGTTGCTTGCACCATGGCATCGCATGGTGGGCATCCCGCTGTCTCATTTCTCGGAAACGTGAGACGATTTTTTAGCTGCTGGCCGAGCCGGTGCCGCTGTCCATCGGGCGGCCCTTCTGCAGCATCATGAGGATGTCGAGCAGACCGAGCTGCTTGAGCTTGTCGAAGTCCTGCTTCATCTCTTCGAACACCTGCTCGGGCTTGTAGCCGCGCTGGCGCAGCTTCTCGCTGATGCTCGACAGGCCACCGGCGATCTCGTCAAGGTCAGCACGGACTTCCTGCTGCGGATTGACGTAGCTCCACTTCGGCGTGGACCAATCAACGGCGTAGTCGACCTGGTCGATCTCGCCGTCGAGGAAGGCCGCGTCGACGAAGGCGCGCCAGATGCGGTCGCACAGGCGCGGGACGACGTGCACCCACTGCGTCATCTCGACCTCGCGCTGGTAGTCAAGGCGGCGCACGCGGGCGCTGCTGAAGTTCACCTGGCTGACGTCGCCGGTCATCATCTCGTACGTCCAGCCGGCGCCGGCGGCGATCAGGTGCAGGGTGTAGCGCACGTAGTCGACGTAGCCACCGGCCGGCTTCGGATCGACAACCGTGAGGTTGACGCCGTCAGGCACGTGCGTGATGCCGCCGGAGGGCAATGTGCCGAGCTCGCCGGTGCGCTGCGCGTGCTCCTGCGCCTGGACATGCCCGAAGTCGGTCGGCGCGTTGGCCAGCACCGACGGGTCACCGGAGGCCAGGACGGACAGGCGAGTCTCGAGGTTCTTGCGCGCCAGCTCGGCATCCTCGTAGAGCTGCAGGTCGCGCACGCGCGCGATGACCGGCGCCAGGCGCGGGAATCCGCGCCCCTGCCCCGGACGCTCGGGCGTGAAGAAGTGGATGACGCTGGCGGCCGGCACGAAGTGGCTTTCGCGGCGCACGCCGCGGCGCGTCGTCGCGATTTCGCCTGGGTGCTCATCGAAGAGCCAGTAGCCCTCGACGCGTCCGAGCGCGTCGTACTGGATGCCGTTGATGACGGTACTGGCGCCGCGGTTCTCGGTGCGCAACGAGTCGAGCCAGTCGATCTCGAGCACCTGCAGCTGCAGCGGCACCGGCAGGCCGTCGCCCTTGTAGCGCGGCCGGATGCGGATCAGGCACTCGCCGTCGCGCTCCTGGGCGTGGAAGGCCAGCGCCTGCAGGCCGTACAGGTCGAGCTTGCCGTCGGCGTCGGCCAACGGCACCCATTCCTGCCACAGCTCGTTGAGCCGCTTCGCCACCTGCGGCCGCTTGGCCAGCGATTTCGGCGTGATGCCGGTGCCGATGACGCTGGCCACGTGCGCACGCATGCCACGCGCGATGTACGGCACGTTTTGCTCGAGCGCACGGGAGCGCGCGCGCAGCTTCGTTGCGTCCATCGCGTGGTCGGTGTTGGCCGACGCACCGGCGCGGCGCGGACGCCAGCCGTCCTTCTCGCTCGCACCCTCGTAGGCGCGCTTGAGCAGCTGGCGCTGGTAGAAGCGGCGCAGCCCTTTCTCGGGGCTGAAAAATCCGACGATGGCGTCGACGGGGTTGCGCATCAGTCGCCTCTGGAGGTGGTGAAGTGAAAGCGGTAGGAGCTGCCGCGCCGCGAGCCGGCCTGCGCGGCCAGCTCGTTGAGGATGAGGTCACGCGCCTTGAGCAGGTCGGCCATCGAGCGGTAGGTGACGGTGCGGCCGTTGTGGCTGACGGTCAGCTCGCCGCTCGCGATGGCGGCATTGATGGCGTCGAGGTCCTGCTGTGTGAAAGCCATGGCGGTCAGTCCTTGTGATCGGTGGAGCCGTCCGCGGTGGCGGACGACTCCCGCGTCGAACTTACCGCCGCGGCTGTCTCATTTCCCGGAAACGTGAGACGCTTCGTCCCGCCCGGCTGCTTCAGGATCCGGTAGACCGTGGCGCGGCTGATGCGCAGCCGGCGCGCGACCTCGGTGGCGTTGCGGCCGTTGAACAGCGCCAGCACCTGCTGCGTGAGCACCTGTCGCTCGCTCGGCGAGCGCGAGGGGATGTAGACCTCCTCTCCTTTGAACTCGGCGCGCACGGCGCGCTTGAGCTCGTCGACCTTCTGGCCGGCCAGCTCTGGCACCTGCTCCACCAGGTACTCGAAGATGCGGTCGACGAGGTCAGGATCCTTGGTCATCTCGGCGAGGGTCGGGATGGTGCTTCGAGTGGTCGCTTTCTTCGTCATGCATCACCATTCACGGGCAAAGCCGCCGGCCACGGCCGGCGCGCGCAGGCGGGACTGGATCTGGGTTGCGGGCGGCACCGTGGGCCCGGCCACCGCAGGGGCGGCCGGCGCGGGCGCGGGTTGCTCGGCGCGCGGCGCCTCGGTGAAGAGGTCCGGCTCGGGCTGCACCGCTGCCTCGAGCCGGTCCCACATGGCGGCGGTGTAGCGGTGCAGGTCGAGCAGCTGCGCAGCGAAGAGCGCGTAGACCGTGCAGTCCAGGACCTCGTTGCGCGCGCGTCGCTTGACCCAGACGTACTGCTCGCCGCGCGCGGTCTTCTGCTTCAGGCGTTGCTCGGCCGTCAGCTGGCGGTAGAACTCGTCGGGCAGGTCCCTGCTGAAGTGCACGTAGCCAGGCCCAGGCTCGGCCACCTTCAGGCGTCCGAAGAAGAGATCCTTCGCGGTGTCGGTGCCGACCTCCCACACCTTCACGCCGCGCGGGATGATCTTCCCGGCGAAGTTGACGTCCTGCTTCGTGGCGCGGCCCTTGATGTCGAGGCCGTAGCGGTTGGAGCCCTTCACGGCCGCGATGCGCCGGCGCTCGCGCATGCGCACGTAGTTGTAGACCTGGTGCGTGAAGTGGCCGCCGGTGTCGATGGCCGCGGCCTCGATGCCGAGGCCCGGCCCGCGCTCCTGCGGGAAGCGCGTCATCAGGTAGGCGTCGAGCTTCTGCCAGTCGCGCTCATCGGCCGGGTTGGCCGCGAGGATCTGGTAGTCGATGACCCACATCTCCTCGCCGCGTCCGAAGCCCCACACGACGACCTCGAAGCGGTTGTCCTGCACGTCGATGCCGGCCACCAGCACCAAGCACCCGGAAGGCACGCGACGCAGCGGGTAGGCCTCGGCGCGCTTGGCCAGCTCGTGCTCGTCCGCGCGCTCGCCCTCGTCGTCCTCCCAGGCCTCGCCCAGCGTGGTGTTCACGAAGGTCTGCAGCGCCGTCTTGTCGCCGGCCTTGGACTTCTCCACTGCGGCCAGGAACTCCGTGACGATCTGCTGCCAGCTGGCGATCGGCAGGCACGCGGTCCACAGGTCCATCGCGACGCGCTCGGGCGGGTAGACCTCGACGCCGGCGGCGTCATACCACCGGCCATCGCCACCGAGGCGCCAGTGGCCGTCGACGCTGCGCCACTGGCCGCGCCGCCACACCGACAGGTAGTCGGCCTGCGTCATGAGGCCACCGCAGTGCGGGCACACGTGCCGCACGGTGCTCGGGTCACCATCGAGCCACTTCATGCCGTGGTGCTCTTTCGGCCCGCCCCACGTCAGCGGGTGGTACTCCTCGCAGTGCGGGCACGGCACCATCCACTTCAGCAGCACGTCGGCCTGCTCGGCGCGCTGGTCGATCAGGCACAGGCCCTTGATCTTCGGCGTGCTGCCAGCCACCAGCTTCGGGAAGGTCGCGCCCTCGACCCGCTTGGCCGCAAGCGCGTCCGGCGCCCCCTCCTTCTCGATGTTGCGGTCGAAGCCAGACAGCTCGTCCAGGTAGGCGACGTCCAGCGTCAGGCGCCGGTAGTTCTTCGCGGCCTTGCCGCCACGCAGGTAGAGCGTGCTGCCGAGGAAAACCTTCTGGCGCAGCGTGTTGTGCTTGTGCTTGGCCAGGAACTCCGGGAACACGTCGGCCATCGCCTTGACGTCCCGCAGCATCGGCTCGAGCTCGGTCTTGCAGAACTCGTCCGCGTCGTCGTCGGTCGGCTGCCACAGGCCCTGGTTGCGGCGCTTGTGGTGCGCGAAGTAGCCGATGGCCGCGAGCAGGATCTTCGTGTAGCCGACACGCGCCGACTTGCGCACCGTCACCTCGCGCACGCGGTCATCGGAGATGACGTCCATGATGCCGACTTGCGGCGGGTAGGCCTCCCAGCGCTGCTCGACGTAGCTCGACTCGGCCGAGAGGTAGAAGTGCTTGTCCGCCCACTCGCTCAGGCGCAGCGGCTCTTCGACCCTGAGCGGCTGCAGGCCGGCAGCCAAGGCGCGACGGATCTCACTCAGGTCCATCAGTCGACCTCCTGCGCCGCCGCGGGCTCGTCGTCCTCATCCGAGGGCGCGCCCAGCGCCAGGTCGAGCGACGAGGTCGCCTCGACCCACTCGTTGCGCGCACGCGCGACCTCGCGCTCGAGCATCGCGATGTCGTCGGCGCTCAGGTTGCGCGACGCACGCTTGAGCTGCATGGGCAGCGCCTCGAGCTTCGCGGCCAGCGCCTGCGACGCCGAAGCCAACACCTCGGACAGCAGCGACACCGGCGCGTACTCCTTGCGCATGATCTTGTTCTTCATCGCCACCGCATCGGCCTGCTCACGCGCCAGACGCGCGCGCTCCTGCACCAAATCCAGGCCGCCAGACTCGGACATGCGCCCGGCAGCCATCTCGCGCAGCCGCCCGCAGTACGCATGCAGCCAGGCCTGGCCGGACTCCCCGCGCACGAGCACACCCTCGCTGACCAGCTGGCTCACCTTCGCTTCCGAGATGCCGACCAGCTGCGCGAACTCGGCCTGAGTGATAGGCTGCGCCAGGTTCACTTAACCCCCCATGCGCCCCCGGTGAGTAGCGGAATTTCGCGGTCGTTTCGCACCCGCGGCCGGGCGCCGGCGGAAGGACCCGCGAGCCCGCCGCGCGCCCCCTCCGGCCGCGCCGCCCGGCTCCCGCTACCCACCCGCGAGGCCAGCCCCAGCCGCATCGACATCGCCACCGTCACGCCCCACCCCGGTTGAAGCGCTCGATCGCGAAGGCCGCCTCGCGCCTGAAGACCTCCGGGAAGCGCTGGTGGATGACACGCACCACCGCCGCGTTGACCTTGCGCGTGTTGAACATCTGCGGGATGTCGATGGTCTGCACCGGCTTGATCGGCAGCCTGGCCCTGCCCACCCGGTGGAACACCGTGCGGCCCTTGTTGCCGATGAAAGCGCCGCGGATCACCTTGCGCTTGCTGCCGCGCTTGATCAGCACGCTGACCCCCTTCCCTACCTGCCGGGCACCGAACGCGATCACGTTGGCCGAGCGCCGGCCGCGGTAGCGCCCCGAGGCGGTCAGCTCGGCCTCGATCGCCACGCGCCCAGCCTTGTGCGTCGCCTTGCGCACGTAGAGCCGGTCGCGCACGTAGGCGGCCTTGACGTTGAAGGTCGACCGGATCTCGCGGTTCATCGCGGTCTTCGCAAGGTCGATGGTCCGGTTGACCGCGCGCGCCAGCACCTTGTCGGCGAGCTGGCCCTTCAGTCCGGACAGCTGGCCCATCACCTGCGGAAAGGTCGTGTTGATCGACATCTGCATGCTCATCCCTCCAGGCCAAGCGCGCGCCGAGCCATCACGACGTGCGCACGCGGCAGCCGTTCGCCGGACCGCACGCGCTCCAGCAGCCGGCGCGCCCAGGCTTTCGGGTCAGCTTGGGCCGGCGCGGCCATGGCCCTGGCCACCGCGCGCTCCACGACCTCACGCGTCGCACGCGGCGATGGCAGGGCCTTGGGCGCATAGGTCGGCGCCTGCAGGCACAGCCTGCGGAACTCCATCGCCGTCGGAGGCGCACCCTCCGGCAGGTGCGCCAAGGCGTGCTTGATCTGCTCGAGCTTGATGCCGTCCAGCTCGTCCGCCCACGTGGCTTTCACGGCCTCAGGGTCGACGCCCTCCCACATCCGCGTGAAGCGGTTGCCGTACGCGCCGAGCAAGCGCCGGAACAGCGCCTCAACCCACTCGCGTTGCATCGACATCGATCACCTCCCCAGCAGGCTCTGCCTGCATGCGATTCGCGCCGGTCAAGGCGGCGATGGTTCGAGCCGCGTCGCTCATGGCCGGCATCGGTCCACGGTGCACGCCCTGCGCGAGCCTGGCCGCGTCCTGCCGCCGGCCCTTCACGGTGCCCAGGGCGTAGGCAAAGCCCTTGCCGCGCTGCACCGCATCCCGCGCCGCGTCGACGAACTCCGCGACAGTCGCACCCGCCGCCAGCAGCGCGAGCAGCTCGGGGTGCGAGGGGTTGCCCCCTGCGAGCCCTTCGGCGCGCATGGCACGGCACACCTCCGCGGCCGGTGTCGCCGGACTCGAAGGGGGGTTTTCGAGCGCGCGCCCTTCCATGGCTGCAGTAGCAGTGCGTGTCTCTTCCTTTGAAGATGAAGATGAAGAAGAAGATGAAGGGGGGGGTTTTTGCTCGCCCCCAAGGGGGGTTTCTTCGTCGGGTGCAAGGGGGGTTTCAAAACCCCCCTTCCCTCCCCCCTTGCCACCCTTCGGGCGGCCACCTTTCACCCCGTGCCCGCCACCCTTGGACCCATGCCCGGAACCCGCCTTGCCGCCCTCGGCGCGTGCGTTGCGGACACGCTCGTCCTCGACCATGCGCTTGCTGTAGATGACGCCGCCATCGGTCACGCGCGCGACGCCGTTGGCGATCAGCTCGTCCAGCAGGCGCTTGGCCTGCGCAGGCGAGATGCCGATCTGGCCGGCGATCTGCGCGATCGTCATCGGCTTGCCGTTGAGCACCAAGTGCCCGTACGGCTCGCAGTCGTGCATCACGCACATGAGGTCGATCCACAGGCCGCGCGCCGCGATCGAGCACGAGCGCAGCTCGACGTCCTTGCGCCAGTCGCCAGGGTAGAACTGAAAAGACGGCCGCCTCATCCCAGCGCTCCCGGCTTGCGGATACGGCCGGCCTTGGCCGGGTCGGACGGCGACGACGCCAGGCCTGGGATCGAGCCACGCCCGACGAGGCGCAGGTGCGGGTCCGCCGACTGGCGCAGCGCGTCGCGCGCGGCCGTCGAGCGCGCCGATGCCGCAGCCTTGGCGCGGCCCTTGGCCGACGTCATGTCCGCCGCCAGCCGGCCCTTGTAGTGCGGAGAGAAGGGGTTGTCACTCACGGCCGCACCTCGACGGAAGCCAGGCTGTGAACGAGATGCTCGCGCTGCTCGCGCGAAAGCCTCATCCGCATGTCGTCGACCTCGAGCAGCAGGCAGCCATCGGCCAGCAGCGCGCAGTTGAGGTGCTCGACCGTGACCGTGGCGCCGCCGTCGAACTGCTGACGCAGTGCGTAGGCGAACACGTCGCGGTCGACAGGTCGCGCTTCGCTCTGCGAGGCGTCGCCATCCTGCTCGCCGGCGTCTCCCAGCGACCAGAACGCAACCTGACGGCCGCGATAGAGGCGCGTGCGCACCTTGACCAGGCCGCAGCGGCGCGGCATCGCCAGCGCCGTCGCGATCGCGCTACGCGGCACACCGATGCGTTCGCAAAGCTCCACCGAGCTCAGCTCCGCACCAGGTGGCAGCGCGCGCAGCACCTTCAGCGCCTGCCAGGCCTGCGATCCCCGTCGAGGCACGTAGGCTCGGGACCCAGGCACCGCTGGTGGCACAGGCAGCGTGTCGCCGTCGCCATCATCCTCTTCGTCGACCAGCATGTCGCCATCGCCGAGCGACCACAGCAGCACACGGCCACCGGATCTGCGCGCCTGCAGCATGCCGCGGCGGCGCGGCAGCTGCAGACACTGCACCAGCGTGTCAGGCGGCTGATCGATCATGTCCGCCAGCTCGGCCGTGCTCAGCTCCTTCCCCTCCGGCAGCGCCTGGAGGATTTCGATCACGCGCGCCGGGATCGATCCAGGGAGCGGCTTGTATGCCTTCGCACCGCGCATCACGCCACCCTCCGCATCGCCTGCGGCGGCATCGCGTGCCCACCCTGCATGCTCTGGATCTGGCGCTGGATGCGCTCGAGCGACTCGACCGAAGCGATGAACTGCCGTTGCAGGTCGGCCAGCTTGTCCTCCGGTGCGAGCGGCGCCGGCTTCGCGTAGCCGCACGACGCCGCCAGATACTCCATCGCCGCGTGGTAGCCGACCTCGCGCGCACGACGCAGGATGAACAGCACCTGCTCGGGGCTCAGCTTCTCCCGCCGCTCTGGATTGAGGCAGTCACGCAGCCGGTTGCCAGCGGTATCGGGAGCGATCTCCGGCCACAGCCAGGCGCCCACCTGCTTCACGCCGCCGAGGGCTCGCACGGCCTCGCGCAGCGCGTCGTTGATGTCCTCGAAGAACTCACTGGTACCGGCATGCATAGGCGCACTCCTTCGCAGATTCCGCGAGCGTCCGTGTTTCACGGACAGGCACGGACAGACCTCGGCGGGCAAAAAAAAGAGACTTGGAACAGGACGAGGTGCGCGAGAGCGACGCTCCCAGCACCTGAGGGCCGGCGGCCGCCACGCGCGGCCGACCGGATTCGATCTGACGCAATGAGGCGAACATGACGCGCGATTCATCACGCATCGGCCGTGGTTCGTGCCGTGTCCGGCACGGGCGGCGCGCCTTGCGTGCGGATCACCTCGGGGGGCACCGGCTGCGCCGCCGACATCTCGTCATAGAGCGCCTTGAGCTGCAAGTAGCTGCGCGACAACACGTCACGAACCGCCCCGCGCGCCACCTTGCTCACGGTGGACTGCGCCAAGCCGGCGTGCGCGGCGATCTCTGCCTGCGTCAGCCCCATGCGTAGCAGGGCGTGTACAAGCTGCTGCGGGTCCATCTTCGAATTCCTTTGGGACTATTCTGCCAGTCCGATAGGAATATGCAAGCGGGATTAAATGGCTGCATGAGGCCAAACAACCTGGACACCTTCGGACAGAGGCTGCGCTACGCTCGTACGCTCCGCGGCATGACGCAGGCGCAGCTGGCGCAGGCCGCAGGCGAGAAGCAGGGAACAATCTCGAAGATCGAGCTGGGGAAGATTGCCAGCCCCGGCAATGCTGTGGGGCTGGCGCGAGCGCTCCGCGTGTCCGCTGACTGGCTGGCGCTGAACATCGGGCCATCCGGTCTCGAAGACACATCGGCCGAGCCGGCCACCAGCGGCACGTCGCCGGAGGCCTCGGAACTCGTCGGCAGCTTGGGTTCGGCCGTCACTGTCCCGCCGACCGCGCCGGGCACGTGGCACCTGGCAATGCAAGGACCAGCCGCCTACAGACCGATGTCAACCATTACGGTGCGCCAAGCCGTGATTACGCTCGGATGCGCAATGCAGTGCCTTTCTGAGCGCAGCAGGAGGAATCTCCTGAAAATACTCGGTGACCTTGTTGATAAGCCGGAGGAGGCATCAGATATTGCCGCTGAGGCAGAGGCCTATATCTCTGCATCAAAACAATTCTCGGCAAGCGACGGCACCCAGCGAGAATCTACTGGATGAGTGAATACATTGGCAAGTCGGGATTATCACGAAGGCGCCAACCCCACTCTTTCGGAGGGGCAGATGACCCATGACCTTCGCATCAAATCGAGCGCCGCCCCCTCGGCGGCCGCTATCGTCTTCTGAGTACTGACGATGGCTTGCGCCAAGGCCAGCACGCGCCAGCGAAGCTCCTGGCTTGCCGTGCTCAGCCGCACCACCGCGGCCTCAAACGCTCTATCTGCGGGTCGCCCAATCTCATTCATGAGCGCGCCGACCAAGTCATCCATTTTAGGGAAGGCCGCACCGAGGCCCGAAATCCATTCCTCGATGATTTCCTTTTCCCGCTTCCTTAGTGAACCATCTGCGCGCCCCACATAAAGCAGAACGCGTAGGGCATCAATGTGCTCATCCGACAACCTGGTTAGCGGAGCGAGTAGTTTTTCGTTGATACCGAAGTAACTCGCGATATCAGACGCACGATCCATCAGATATTCATACAGGTCCTCGATCACCACACCATCCCGGTCGCAAGCGCTCTTCACGCGGTCGAGCCTGAATGACCGAGTCTCGCCGCGCAGGTGGCAGTGCGCCAGCAGCAGCCGAGCGCGGCCGGACGCGTCTATGCAGCGCACGGTGATGTCACGCTCCGATTCGCGTCCAACTCCGTCCCGATACTGGATCCTGATGTGCGCCCACGCCCTGCGGGGCTCCCGCGACTCCCAGAAGCGCCCCTCCCAGGCGTCGGTGGCCTCCTCGCCCTCTTGGCGCTCATTGGATCGCCCCCGCATCCCCTCACGGGCCTCCTGCTCGGCCGCCCTCCTCCCCTGCACCTCTCTGTGAGCCCCTGCGAACGCACGCATGAGCCGGCGCAGCCACGCCAACGTTCCCATGCTTCGACCTCCATGTGACGCGGTTCGAAGGTAGCAGATGAGGCGGCGCCCAGCCAAATTATTCCTTTACGCTTGACGGCGAATATTCTTCCGGGAATACTTGCCTCCGTCACCCGGAAAGGAGACGGAGATGCGTCACTCCCCTGTCGAGCAAGTTCGCACGATGCTGGCCGACCGGCTGGCCGTCGCGCCCACGATCACCGCCCACCAGTACAGCGCCTCCGACGTCTACCGCGTCACCCTGCGCGACCAGGTCACCGGCCGCCACCTGTACAGCTGCGGCGTGCGTGCTGACAACCCGCAGCACGCGCTGCAGCGCGCGCGCACCCGCGCCACCCTGGCCGGCATCCCCGAGGCGATCGCGCTCGACGCCCATGTGCAGCGCGTGTGGCCTGCCCGGCCACCCCTCGAAGTGCGCGAGTTGCCGTGGACAGACGAAGTCCTCGACACCTTCGCCGGCGGCCTCGAGGTCGAGAAGTCGCCACACGAGATCGAGCTCGAGCGCCTGCGCGCTGCGCTCGCGCAGGGAGCCCGCCGTGGCTGAGCGCGCACGTCCCCAGCGCGTCTTCCTCGCGCACTACACGCTCAGCAACGGCACCAGAGGCGTCTTGCACCTGGTCGCTCCCGCGAGCTTCGATGCCGTCGACCGCGCCCTCGCGATCTTCGGCGAGCAGCTGCGGCGCCTGTCCGTGCGACCGCACACCCACTGAAGGAGTGCCACCATGATCGTCTACCCGAGCAAGGGCGTCAGCGACCCCGATTTCCGCTACCGGCCGGCCGTCGCGACCGACGTGCGCAAGACCTTCGCGCGCGTGCGCCGCGAGATGGCCGCCAAGCAGGCGCAGCAGCAGCCACAGGCCGACGCCGACGTGGTCGTCACCCTGCAGCACCGCGCCGCGAAGTGAGCTCGCCATGAGCGGCGACGACTCCCGCACCTCGATGGAGATGCTGGCATGGGTACTGCCCTACTCAATCTGCGTCCTCGCTGGCCTGGCGATCGCCCTGTGGTGACACCTGCGCACGAGGCAGCGGCCATGCTCCACCGCATCGTGCCGCCGGCTGACATCCCCGCGCCCGAGATCCGCGTGCGCGGCCAGCTGCAGCGCGACGCCCGCGTCCGCTACACGACGCGCGGCGAGCCGGTGCTCGAGTGCGTGATCGCACAGGCCGACGGCACCTGCATCGTCGTGCGCCGCCTCTACAAGGCCGACACCGCGTCGTCCATCGCAGCGCGGTCCCTCGCCAACCAATTGCGCCAAGGCGGCCTCTGCACCGCCTACGGCGGCCAGCTCGCGCGAGCCACCGTCGACGGCAAGCGCGCCCTTCAACTGCGCGGCGTGACGCTGATCGAGCCGCGCTGACGGAGAGTCCACCAATGACACGCATGACCACCGCCAGCGGCAAAGTCTTAGACCTGCTGCAGCCGAGCGCGCAGCAGATCGACATCCGAGACATCGCATGGCACCTCGCGCACATCTGCCGCTTCAATGGCGCCGCCAGCCGGCACTACAGCGTCGCCGAGCACTCGCTGCACGTCAGCTTGCACGTCGAGCTGCAGGGGCTTCCACCGGCAGCTCAGCTCGCCGCGCTGCTGCACGACGCTCACGAGGCCTACTGCGGCGACGTCACCACGCCCGTCAAAGAGGCGCTGGGCGCTGCCTGGTCCCAGTTCGAGTGGCGCCTGCAGCGAGCCGTCCACAAGGCCTTGCGCGTCTCGACCGCGTTCGCGGCGCACTGCCGCGACATCGTGGCCGCCGACCACGCCGTGATGCTGAAGGAGGTCATGGTCTTCCTGCCCGAGGCGTGCCGCGCTCTCTTCGCGCACATCTCGGTGCTCCCCTCCGAGGTGGACATCCGGTCTGAGACCGACTTCGCCCCCGAGGACTGGGCCCGCGCATTCCTCGATCGCTACCACGAGCTGCGCTACGCGCTCGACGAGCAGCTCGACGAGCTGGGCGCCACGGCCTCCGGCCCGGCGCAGCCGCAGCCCCATCCCGATGCGCTGGTGCGCCTCGCCGAAGACATCCTCGACCCCGAGGTCTACGGCCACGCCGTCACCGATGAAGTGCGCCGGCGCGCGCGCCAGGCGTTGGGAAGGCCCGCTGCCTGAGAGACGCGCATGCGCAAGGCCAGCCACCGCCGCCGCGCCCGCTTCGCGACCGCGAAGCGCTGGCAGCAGCTGTCGAGCACCGGCAGCCGGCACCTCGCCGACCAGGCGAGAGAGGCGGCACGGCAGGCCTTGCCCTGCGCTCACAAGGTGCGCCACACCAGCATGGAGGCCGCCGCCACCGTCGCCATCCGGCACATCGAGGACGGCCGCGCCGAAGCACTCACGGCGTACCGCTGCCGACACTGCCGCGGATGGCACCTCACCACGCGCGACCTCGGCGCGCGCATGCCGCGCCTGGTCGCCAAGCACGACGAGGACGTCACGACATGACCAACTTCACCAACTGGATCACGAAACTGCTGGTGATCGCCGGCATCGTGCGAGCTTCCATCAAGCCGGCCGCTATCGCCATCGCCCTGGTGGCGACCGCATGGGTGGTGCTACACCTCATCGCGACCTGGTGGGATCACCGATGAGCGCGTCTCCACAGCTCAATCGCGCGCAGCGCCGCGAGCTGAAGCGCGCAGCCAGGCGGTCTGCGCACCCCACGCGCCGACCGCGCTCGGTCATCTCGGACCCGCTCAGCCTGCTGCGGCCGGCCACGCCCGAGCAGCGCATGAAGGTGATGCTGCGATTCAGGACCGCACTGGCGACCATCGAGACCGGCGCGCACCCAGGCATCGACGAGTGGCGCGACCTCAGCGACGCCATCAACACCGTCGAGACGCTGTGCCTGCACCAGCACAAGCTCGTGCCGCAGGAGGTGATGCCGACCATCAACGCGGCCATCGCCGCCATGGTGGAAGCCGCGCGCCGGTACCAAGCCGGCAAGGGCATGCGATTCAGCGGGCCAGGCATGCACGCCCTGCGTGACGTGCTCGACATCTACGAACAGTGCCTGGAAGGCCTCACCGAGCGCGAAATGGCGCTCGCGCAGGCCGAGACGCAGCGCCGGGTGCATGCGCTGCTGCGTCGGCGCACACCGAGTAAGGAGGTGATCGAGCTATGACGGATGTGGATTTCTTCACCCCCGGCGCACGCCTGGCGCTGGAGCTTGAGTGCCTGCTGATGGACACGCGCAATGACGCCGCGCAGTCGCGCTGGTGGGACTCGGCACACGAGGCGCTCGAGCAGTGGCGGCAAGCAGTGCTGGCCATGGAAGCGTCCATCGACGCCATGCTCAAGGCACGGGAGGCGAGCAATGACTGACCGCCAAATCACGCACGCCCCCGGCTGCTGGGGCTGGGGCCCGCGGCACTACGAGTGCGCGCTGAGGGAGATTGAGCTGCTGGCGGCGCAGTTGACCGCCGCGCAGCAGCGGGGGCAGGCCGCACCCCCGAGCGCGCCCGCGGGGGTGGAGGACATGCAGCGCCGGCTGGACCGAGAAGAATCTGACCACGCGCGGACCATCGACCAGCGCGACGCCGCCGAGGACGCGCTTGGCCGCATGTTTCAAGCCGTGACCGGCCGAACGGCGGAATGGTCGAGCGCGTGGGGCTACCTGGACGCCATCGAGGAAGTCGAGGAACACGTTGCCACCCTCGCCACCGAGCGCGACCAACTAGCCGCCGCCCTCGAAGCGGCGCGGGAGGATGCGTACGTGGCGCTGGTCGTCGACATCCGCCTTGCCTGCGGCGACAACGGCAAGCGGTCGCAGCCGGAGCTGGTGGAGTACATCCGGGAGCTGACACGGGATGCGGAGCGGTATCGGTGGCTGCGTCAGGGCGAATCCGACGCCATTGCCACCATCAAGGCCGATACCCTGGATGCCGTCATCGACGCCGCCATGCAGCGCACCAGCGGAGGTGATCATGGCTAAGAAGCTCTGCGAAATCTGCGGCGCGAGTCCTGCCACCGTGCCCGACCGGAACCGTCCTGGACGTCTCATCAACCGCGTATGTGGTCGATGCCACGGCCTTCGGCTCGCCGGGGATATGCGCGAGATTATGCGCCTGCATGAACAGCGCCGGCAGCGCACCACCGCCCGGGAGGGCGAGCAATGAACAAGCAACGGGGTTATCAGCTTCCCTGAAGGATTTTTCGTCGCGCTGTTTTAGGAGATTCGGCATGCCGATCCGAGCGGAGAACAAGACGAGATATCCAAAAGATTGGAAGCTACGCAGCCTGTTCGTGCGGGTGTACAGGGCGCGCAACCGCTGCGAGTGGTGCGGCGCGAAGAACGGTGAGCCTCATCCGATCACCGGAAGCAAGGTCGTACTCACGACTGCGCACGTCTTTGACCACCGCCCGGAAGCGGCGAGCCTGCTGAATCTCGCAGCGCTATGCCAGCGGTGCCACAACCGCCATGACGCGAAGATGCGGCAGTTTGGAAGAAGGGAAAGGACGATGGAAAACGCCGGACAGCGAGGACTTTTCGGAGACGAGTCATGAAAATCGATGAAGCAGTGAGCATTCTGCGCGCGCACAACGAATGGCGCCGTGCCCCAGCGCATCTGCCTGAAGATGCTATGCCAGCCATGGGCGACCCGCGAAAGATCAGCATCGCCATCGACACGGTGTGCGATGCGCTGTCGAAGTCCGGTGACTGGGCTCGCGCCCTGCGCCTGGCCGACGACGCGGCCGAAAGCGTGATCTGCACCGAGGGCCACTCCCCTCGCGAGCGTCAAAGGGTGCTTTATCAAGAGCAAATCGCCGCCGACCCCTACCTGGAGGACGCCATCGCGCATCTGCAGTGGCGTGGGCTGGCCGACGTGGATCGCGAGAGCGATGGCGTGCGACTGACGTTCCGGGGGTGAACATGGATTTCGTAACCCACCCGGAGACAGAGCTGATGGTGGCCACCATCACCCACGTGGGCCGCCGCTGGATGCTGATGCTGTACGACGGCCAGGGGGACCATGTCGGCACCGAGTGGCACCCGAGCCGCGATGCCGCTCGCGACGGCATGCGCCGGCATATGCACGCCCTTGGACTGACCGAGACAGGGGATGAGCCGTGAAGATGACCAAGCAGGTGCGCGCCCGCGAGTGGGCACGCAAAGAGGTCGAGTTCTGGACGGACTCGTCAGGCCATCTCACACAGACGCCGCAAGAGATGGCCGAGCGGGGCTGGAAAGCCGGGTTCGAAGCCGGACGGCGCGAGGCTGCCGCCGCCCTCGAAGCAGCGCGGGAGGATGCGGAGCGGCTGGCGGAGGCGTTGCGGGAGGCGCAACCCTTCATCGGCTGGGCTGGGAGCTATCCCGAGCTGCACGCCAAGATCGACGCCCTGCTGCGCGACCAGGAGGAAGGGAAGTGAAGCACGGGCTGATGGGATTCATTTTCGGCATAGCGCTTGCTGTTTGCGGCTTCCCGTTCACGACGTGGCAATTCTGGCTGTTGATGCCGCTCGCAGCTCTTTGGGGCACCGTGGTCGGCAAGGAGGATGACCGTGAATGACTTGATCGAGAGGTTGCGGTACGAGGCAGACATCAGCGACAGACCGGGGCAAATGGACAGATTGAATGCGCTTGCTGACGAGTTCGCCGCCGCCCTCGAAGCGGCGCGGGAGGATGCGGAGCGGTGGCGCGCCCTGCGCGAAATGGACGGGGGAGAGATCTACGCGCTTCTCGGCGACTGCGATGGAATCCACCCCGAGCAAGCCGACGCCGCCATCGACCGGGCGCGCGGGAAGGGGGTGCAGTCGTGAAAGCGATGACTGACCGCTACGAACGCATCCGCGAGGCGCTGACCCCTCAGATGACGCCAACGCAGTTCGCTTGGCGCAGCCTGCAGTGCGGCGACTTCCCGCCGCCAGACGTCAAGCGCGGCGAGCGCTTCGGACCTGACGCAGAGTGTTGGCTGTGCGGCGGCGATACGCGCGGCGTTGGCTGGCCGCTGAAGACCGGACTTGCCCCGACCTTCACGGACTTCCCGCGCGCGAAGTGCCAGCACAGCACCACGGTGTGCCAAGAGTGCGTCGCCATGAGCCAGTCGGAGGGGTGGGTGCAGTACGTGCGCGCCCACCCTGAGCGCGGCTTCGCCGAGGCCTTCCCTGCGAAGGAAGGCAAGAAGACGCGCTACCTCAACTGGCTGTACAGCAGCCACATGTTCACGCAGACGATGCACGAGACGCCAGACCGGCGACGCATCCGTGAGCTGCTGCTCTGCCCGCCAGCGCCGCCATTCCTGCTCGTGATCGCGGTCAGCGGTCAGAAGCAGATCATCTTCAAGGGCCAGGTTGCGGACAGTCGCGAACACTTCCCGGTACAGGCCGACGATGAGCGCGTCTATGTCGAGCGCGAGTCGTTCGCGCAGATGCTGGCCGACTTCGAAGCCATGTACGCGATGGGCTTCAGCAAGGAAACCATCGCCAACGATCGCGACTGGAACCAGGCGCGCATCCTGCACATCGGCATCGGCGCCTGGCGACAAGCCAACGCACGCATGGCCAGGTGGCGTCGATCCAGACCGGACTGGGTGATGCTCGCCGCCCATTGCGCGCAGCGCCCAGTCGACTGGGTCGACCCCATGAAAACAACCCCGAGGGAGGCCGCAGGCACCGTCGTGCCACCTCCCAAGACCACATGCCATACGCCTGACAACTCGCTTCAGCAGGAGCTTTTCTGATGATCTACGGATTCGACACCGACGAAGAGGATGCGGCCACAGCAGCGCTCATGCTGTACGCCGTCTATCGCTCGCGCGACCGCCGACGCCACAAGGTCACACCGGACATGTGGGGGCAGATCGAACGCTTCGCCAAGGCGGCCGCGAAGCGCGCCCGCAATCTGCCGCAGTGGATCGAGCAGTTCAAGCCGCGAGTGTCCTGCGACACGATCAGTCCGCGCTGGATGCAAACCGGCATCCAAGGCCGCATCGAGCTCACTCCCATCAAGGACGCCGACGGCATGGTCACGGCCTACGTCCAGCCTGCGCCGACCGACTTGCGCGAGTTCCTGACTCCCGTGCTGAAGAAGGTCGACCAGCGCAAGGTGGTGGATCGCCTGTACAGCGAGACGGCCTACATCGTGCTGCTGGTGCGCGACCGCCTGGAGCGCGAGAAGCCTATCGAGAGCCAGTTCAACGTTATCGACGAGGAAGCCACCGCATGAACCGTCACGTCAAACTCATTGGGACCTTCACCACTCGCTCACCGCTGTCGCACATCGGCGAGACCATCAGCACCGGCAGCTACCTGGTGCAGGAGCCGATCCTGCAGCCCGATGGCAGCATCGAGGAAGTGTTCTGCTACTCGGGAAACGCATGGCGCGGCCAGCTGCGCGACCTGTCGGCGACCTACATGCTCACGCAGCTGAAGACCGCCGTGCCGCTTGAGGCCTTCCACCTGCTGTACAGCGGCGGCCGCATCGGCGGCGAGCAGAAGGTGGACATCGGCGCAGCTCGCGCGATGCGATCCGCCATCCCGCACGTCTCGCTGTTCGGCGGCGGCGTCGGAAACCAGATCCTGCCAGGCAAGCTGCGTGTGTCCAACGCCTACCCGATCTGCGCCGAGGCGATGCCGGCGCTGCCTGAGAGCGTGCACGAGCGCGCCGTCTCCGTGTCCTATCGAGGCCTGACCTTCGAGAAGGAGTTCAGCCGCAAGGATGACGCAAAGGACGAGCGCCTGACGCCGTACGTCACCACGGTCGAGACGTTGCTGCTGGAAGGCACGCAAGAGGCCAAGCGCGAAGGTCCGGCCGACCAGATGCGCATGCGTGCCGAGCTGCTGATCGCTGGCGTGTCGCTGTGGACCGAAATAGAGTGCCTGGCAGTGTCCGACGTGGAGCTCGGCTGCCTGGCCGCGGCGCTGCACGAGTTCGCCAAGTCACCGCACATCGGCGGCCAGGCCAACAAGGGTCACGGCATGGTGTCGCTGCGCTACCAGATGCTGGACATGGACACCGGCGAGATCGTCGACTTCCTGAAGGTCGACGGCGAGGTGGCCAAGCTCGGCCACGTAGCACAGGAGGCGAAGGAGGCCTACGACGGCCACCTGCGCGCGCTGTACGACCGCATGCTCGAGTCCAAGGGCGGCGAGATCAAGGCTCTGCTGGGAGCAGCGTGATGTGGGTGGCGCAGATTCCGAAGCCGCGCGTGCCGTTGGCGTCGCTGCACCGCCTGCTGTTCGCCTACTTCCCGGACCACCCTGCAAACGCACCGCGGCCTTTCCTGTTCCGCATCGAGCACGACAGCCTCATCCTTGGCTCGACTCTCAAGCCAAGCTGTGCGGCCAAGCATGTCCAGCCGCAAGCCGGCATGACGTACCAGTTCGACGCCATCGTCAAACCGATGAATGGCGGCGGCCGCAACCCCATCGATGGCAACGCACGTCGGCGCGATTGGGTGGCGCGCAACCTGCGGGGCGCGCAGATCGGTTACTGCGAGGTCTACGACCTGCCAGACCTGCGGACGAGGAAGTCCGACGGGCGGCGCATCGTGGTGCCTGTGTGCCGTGTCGTAGGAGCACTGACCGTCACCGACGCTGACGAGTTCATTCGCTTCCTGCGTCGCGGCGGGCCTGGCACCGCGAAGGCCTACGGCTGCGGAATGTGGGTGCTGCCTGAGCTGATGGAGGTGAGCGTTGGACGACACCACCCTTTCGAACGTCGCGCTGGCCGATGACGGCACACGCCTCGTCGGGTCGGCCGAACTGTTTCGGCGCCTCAACGAGCGGCTGCCTGGCTGGTATGCAAAGCGATACCTCACCACCGCGGAAGCGGCTCGCGTCCTCGGTCGTGACACCTCCACGGTGCGGCAACAGGCCATCGCCGGCGTGCTGCGCGGCCGGCGCACGGAGCGCGGCTGGACCTTCTCCATCCGCGACCTGTCGAACTACATCGCGGCCGGCAAGTGGCGCGGCAGCGCTGCGGTGCGTCGGTGGACCAGCGCCGAGCTGGAGCAACTGGCTGCGACCGGCACGTGCCCCGGCCGGTCGCGCAACGGCGTCAAGCTGAAGAAGTACAGGTTGAGAAAGCATGGAAGCACTCAAGATCACCGCCAGGCTCTATAACGGCTTCACGTCAGCAGACCCCTGGAGCCCGTCCATAGACGGCATCCTGGCCTACTGGCACATGCGCGAGAAGCTTGGCGACGAGTTCGACCTCGCAGCCTCGAACAGCGCGCTCATGCAGCCTGTAGACGACCTTCCGCTGGAGCGCGTCGAGCATGGCGATCAGTGGTGGTACGCCTGCTCCTCGCCGATCTACACGCTACACGCCACGGCACGCAAGCACATGCATCGCCGGTTCGACGATGCGCACGAGCGCCACCTCGACCTGCAGGGCAAGAGCGGGAAGATCCTCACGGCGGCCGGCCCCTACAAGAACTCCCGCATCCCGTTCCTGCTGCGCGTCACCGACCGCGTAGAGTGGCACGTGGTCGGCGACAGGCCGAGCATCGAGCGCCTGCTGCGCCAGTGCTCCCACATCGGCGCCCGGTACGGATCCGGCTACGGAAGGGTGCGTGAATGGCTCCTCGAGCCCGGCGACCGCGAGACGGCGCTGCGGCGCAGGCCTGTGCCGGTGAGCTATGCCGACGAGCACGGCATCGACGGCGAACGCCTGACATGGGGACTCCGACCTCCCGCTCGTCTCAGATCGACCCGCACTCTGTGCGTGATGCCGGAGGTGCCAGCATGATCGACGAGCGCGGAGCACGCCTGTACGCGCGCCTGTCGATCCACCGCAGGCACGTCGACCAGGCCCACGCCATCGTGCGTCAGACCCTGCAGGTATGCCGCCAGCCCTTCGTGGCCTGCTCCTTCGGCAAAGACAGCGCAGCGCTGCTGCACCTGGTCATGCAGCACCGACCAGACATCGAGGCTCGATTCATCCGCTGGCCAGAGACCAACCTGCTCGGCGACTACGAGCGAGTGATCAACGAATGGAAGCAGCGCGGAGCGCGCATCACCATCCTCGACCTGACACGCGCCACGCTCGACGAAAAGACCCCCGGCCGATGGGAGGCGCTGCGCAACACCTCGCCAGCCGATGGGCAGTTCGTCGGCCTGCGCGCTGACGAGAGCCGCGCTCGCACCATCACGCTGGCCGCGCACGGCCACTTGTATCGCACGGCGGCAGGCTACTGGCGCTCGTGCCCGCTGGCGCGCTGGACCACACTCGACGTGGCGGCCTACGTGGTCACGCACAACATCCCCACGCTGTCGGCCTACACCCGCCACGGCTTCGAGTCGCGCACGTCATCGCGCGTGCCACGCGCCGCACACTCGATCCGCGAGCAGGCGTTGCAGCGCCTGCGTGAAGATGATCCAGCTGCCTACCAGCAGCTGGTCGACATGTTCCCTGAGATCAGTTCGCCCTTTTGAAACGCGATCCCCACCCAGCATGAGCGCCTACATCTGCCCCCTCCACTGGATCAAGCTGAGCAAGTACGTCGAGCTGACCGGCGACACGGCCGACGCAGTGCATGCCCGCCGCCGCAAAAGGCAATGGCAGGACGGAGTACATTGTCGGGTTGGGCCTGACGGCAACCTGTGGATCAACCCAGCGGAGGTGAACAAGTGGATCGAAGGCCAGGACCAAAGAGCGACATCGCTTGGCCGCGTGGCGTGAGCCTGCGCACCTTCAAGCACGAGCAGCGCATCCAGATCGCATTCAGCTACCGCGGCGTCCAGTGCCGCGAGCTGCTGCCGCCGCAGCCCATCACGAAGACCGCCGTGACCTTGGCGGCCGGGCTGCGCGCCGAGATCCAGCGAAAGATCCAGGCCGGCACCTTCCGCTACAGCGACTACTTCCCGGACAGCCCGCGCGCGCGCCAGTTCGACCTCGGCGGCCGCCAGGTGCTGATCGCAGATCGCCTTGACGCGCAGCTGCAGGTGTACGAGCGCCAGGTCGCGAATGGCCAGCTCTCGCCCAGCACCTTGGTCGGATACCGAAAAGCCATCTGCGGCATCCGCATGCAGTACTGGCGAGACAAGACGCTGGCCGACGCCACACCGAGCATGCTGCGGGACTGGATCGGCGGCCTCGGCCTCACTGCCAAGGCGGCGCGCAACCTGCTGACGCCGCTGCGCTCAGTCTTCGAGGACGCCCTCAACGACGGCCTGATCGATTACAACCCATTCGACCGCATCGCGCTCAAGAAGCTGCTGCGACAGACCACCAAAGCGAGCGACTACGAGGTCGACCCCTTCACCATCGCCGAGCGGGACGAGCTGCTCAAGCACGCGCGCGCTGATGAGCGGCCGATGCTGCAGTTCTGGTTCGCCACCGGCCTGCGGCCTGGCGAGCTGATGGCCTTGCGGTGGTCTAAGATCGACTGGATCGGCCGCACCGCACGCATCGATCGCAACCTGGTGGCCAAGACCGAAAAAGGCCCGAAGACCGAGGCCGGAATCCGGGACGTCGACCTCAGCGACGAGGCGATCGCCGCCATCATCGCACAGAAGCCTGCCACCTTCCTGGCCGGCGAGCACGTGTGGGTCAACCCGCGCACCAACACCCCCTGGGAGACCGACGCGCAGATCCGCAAGACGCTGTGGGAGCCTCTGTGCAAGCGAGCCGGCGTGCGGTACCGCAACCCCTACCAGGTCCGCCACACCTACGCCAGCTCGATGCTGACCGCCGGCGCCAACCCGTGGTACGTCGCCCAGCAGCTCGGCCACGTCGACGTGCAGATGGTGTTCCGCGTCTACGGCAAGTTCATCGCTCAGGACTTCCAGAAGCCCAAGGCACAGGGCCTGCGCCTGGCCAGCTCGGGATCCTGA